AACATACCCTTTTTGGTATTCCATCCAATTCATTCCAAGCGCTCCTTTGTTCACTCCTCCTATTGCATCATCACCAACGAATTTCATCGTACAATTTCTCATCAACTTCTCATAGGTTAAATCAGGACAAGCTCCAATGAGGCAATAAAAATTGACAAACAAATTTATGATGGAATTGTCATAAATCGTGTTTGCGTCACCGGAAGGCATCCCACCCGGCATCTGTATTACTTCTCCTTTCTCCAACAACACAAATGACCGTGCTGTCATTTCATACAGATTGTCAATTTCTTTGAGTTCAGTGACTGAGGGAATCCAACCCAAACACGCCACACGTATCCTCTTTGCCATCATCATCAACTCATGTGAAAGCGAACGATCCCATCCAGAAACGTCACTCTCAAACACAGTGTAATCCTTTTGTGTGAGCTTTTCAACCAATTTGTGCCATCCGCCCTTATAATATGAAATCCCAACTCCTATCCAGAGTTCAGGTTCATAACGTGTCATCAATTGATTTTGGCTGAGAAAGTACTGTGCCTTTCGCACATGCATTTCCATCGCACCAGCGAAAAAAGTCCTCACTGTTCGCTTGTACTCAATGCCTTTCTCTTCCACTTTGCTCCCAGTCGAATTGAGCTGGAAGACAACTTGATCCTTCTTCTTGCGTATTTCATACTTAGGACAATTCAAAAAAACAGCGGGAATCGGACTGTCCGCCAAATTATCCACAAATTCCTGATATTTTTCAACCCAATCATTCGTGTATTCACCATTTTCATCAAAGGCCACGTCCTTCTTCGTATGTTTTGTGCGATTCCATGGATACCCTGGACTGCCATCAAGGTACATTGCGTTCAAAACTTCCGGCATAGACATGAAGCGACTCGAGCGTAATGCTGAAGCAAGGTGTCGTACACACCACTGGAAGGCTAACTCAGCCTTTGCTCCATTCAAACGCAAAGTGCGATCAGTCGCAAAGTAACGTGAAGTTTCAGCGTAACTTTGTTCATGCGACATTTCCGGCACCCGCCACACGTCAGCTGTGACATCTACTCCTAAAACTGCATAACGTTGGGACTTTTGTGCGAACAAAATAAACTCATTGTTCGTCAAATCCTGATCAAAAGTGCTCGAGTGGCGTTGAAAAGTTGCCACATGAGCGTCTTTCGGAAACATTTTTCTATACATCTCCGATTGTGAGTACGCCAGCTCTATGCGATGGAGTTTCGCATATCGCTTCCACGGCGACTCAGTTGTTAGTTTG